TCTGCACTTCGGCGCTGATGTCGACGATACCGAGTACGTTCAGGATCGTTGCCAAGCCGCCGATGATAGCGCCGAGGGTCGTCTTCCAATTCTTCATCTTGTAACCTATGATGAGTTGCACAAAATACGGGGTTGCCCGCGCTGTTATCTTGATAGTCCTCCAGACCTTCGCCAGCCGCTCGCCGATCGTCGGCTCGACGTCGTAGTTGTACGTCACCGGCAGGAACTCCGCCCCGCGCTCGGGATGGTACTCCTCGAGCTGCTCCACCTGGCGGCGGATTCTCCGCCACTCCATCTCCGTAGGTACGCGGTCGATGCCTGGAAACTCATTCGACATTTTCTCCATTCCCCCTTAGTGCGCGGCGGTCTGCCATGACTCCGCGGTAGATGCTAAAAATACCGGCCGCGATAGCTACCACCCACGCCAGAAGCTGCAAGGGGTGAGGCGTTACCGTCGATGCAGCCGCCGCCGTTACGCTGGTGGCTGCGCTGCCGATCTGGAGAGTGTCAAGTTGTGTCATGGAGTAGCTTCTCCTGTGGGTGCGTCTGATTCTGGCAATCCAAAGGCGCTGCGTGCTTCCGCTTCTGTCTCATACCACGCCCAGCCATCGACAGGGTAGGTATATGTGTCGCTTTGTTCCTTGAGCAGCGTGTAGTCTTTGTTGAGCACGTAGTTAGGAGCATACAACAGGACGCCGTCCAGCTTGTAAAATCCGGCGGTAACGCCCTCGGGTGGTAGTACTGATTCCATTGGTTGCCTTTGTTTATCCTGTTACTGTCCAGCCCTTTGCCGTCGCGATTGTTGGGTCGTCGGCAGCCGTGCCGTAGTTGCCGGTCACCGTGATTGTCTGACCTACCACGGTCGCGAGGTTGGTGTAGAGCGTGTCGAGTGCATCGGCAGAAAGTGAACAGTTCGCGACTGAGAAGGTGTACTTGTGGCCTGTCATGCCTATGTAGGCGAGATTGACTGTTGCGAACATATTATTGTACGATGAGGAAAAAGTCGCGGCGGAAGCATCAAGAGCGGGTATCGCTTTGAGCGTTTTACAACCGCTAAACATGTTAACGAAGCTAGTAGCCGCTGACGTGTCGAGCAATGGAACGCTTTGCAGAGAGGTGCAATTGAGGAACATGCTGCTGACGTTAGTGGCTGCCGACGTGTCGAACAAAGGCACACTTTGTAAAGAGATGCAGGTATTGAACATGCTACTCATGTTGTCTACCGCAGAAGTATCTTCTAATACTACAGATCTAAGTGAAGAGGCGTTAGCAAAAGTATTAGAAAAACTACTTACGCTTCCATTTTCTAATAGCTTGACTTGTTCTAACATGTTGTGCAGCACCACGGTTCCTGTGGAACCGATTTGAAGGCCTGTAAGATTAGGAAGCCGAACGGACATGTCTAGCCATCCAGTAGAGTAGCTGTTGTTCAACCCGGTTTGGTTGTGCTTGACATACATAATCATGCTCGTCAAGCTTTGTCCAGCTTGCGGCGTTACCGTTACGATTACTTGACGATAACCGCGCGCCGACTCGGTGTCTGCGCTGATGCTGGAGTATGTGTATTCATGATAAGCAGACGTATTTCCTGTTACGTTCTCAAGTGAAGAACCGTCGCCCCAGTCCACTGTATAATCCCCGTTAAACCGTAAAGCAACAAAGTTGCCATCGGTAGGCCATACTGCATGGAGGCCGACAAACTTTTCCTCTCCCGCAGCTGGATCTGTCAGCGTTAGCCAGTCGGCAGGGCGTGTCCATGCTGTTGCTTCGCCACCTCCACCGCCTCCACCGCCGCCTGTTGACTTTTCACAGAATGCCGTGTCAAAAGCTGGTGAGATCATGCGTTGTTATCCCTCTTCGTTTTGAACGCTTGCCAGTAGACCGAGGGCCCGTTCTCGATAGCAATTAATTTGATCGTCACGTCCTGGCCGTAGCTGATCATCGTCGGCGTGTCCTTGACGATCTTGAAACCTACCGTCGAGGTCGGATCTGTTCCGTCGAACCTGACGCGGATATCGTGTTGATGTGCTTCGACAATAACAAAATCAGTACCTTCCGGCGGGGTGATGCTCTGCACCGTGGTCGCGTCCGCGATCGTCTGCATCGTGTTGAGCGCCTGGCCGGTGAAACCTGTGATAGCCATGTTGTATCTCGCTTGGTTTGGGGTGTGCTCCCCACGACCCCCGCAGGGGCCGTAGGTAACACATCGTTACTTGATCAGGTTGGCGGCCAGGCCGCGATCCGTTGCCGTAGCTGGGATGACGTCGCCCTTGTACAGGACGGCGATACAGGAGCCGTAGGTTCCCGTCGAGCCGTTGCCAGCCGTAGCCACTACGTCGAGGTAGCGCTTGCGACCCTTCAGGTCAACAAAGAAACCAAAGACGCTGTCGTCGTCGTCAGCCGTTGGCAGTGCCGACGTGCTGCCCGTGTCGGGATCCGTTGAAGTGCCGTAGACAAGACCCGTAACGTCGGCAGCGCCCGACATGCCGGAGTCGTCCGACTCTTGCACCTTGAGGGCCGTCATCGCGATGTCCGTCGCGCCTACGGTGAAGTAGATAGCGCAGGCGTCGTAGCCCTCGGTGTCGATCGTGTTCGTGGTGAACGAGGCGTTGTCGACGATCGCCGCGGGCGACGTTACGATCACTGCCTTCGCTTGTTGTAGTGCGTTCATGGTTTGTTCTCCTTAGCTGGCAGCTGTGATAAGTCCAACAATCGGGCCAGCGACCCGGTTAGCTGCGGTAGCGTCGGCATTGCCGGCGTCGTGTACTACGATGTCCACGCGCTCGGTTGCCTTGATGTAGATCGTGTCGGTCGTGAAGCCCGTCGACAGATCCGCGCGGATGCTCGTAGCTTGGCGGTCGCCCATCGTCGAGGCCAGCGCCAGATCGCCGAAGAGAGCGCACACTTGAGAGTTGGCTTCTACCTTTGGCATCACGTCGACCAGCTCCACAGGGAAGCCGAGGAAGCGATCCAGGGTGTAGCCGTTGATGATCTCCGAAGCCAGCACACCGCCAGCGGCCAGCGTCAGGCGCTCAGCAGTTGCGGCGAAGAAGTCCTTGCTCATGTACCAACGAGCAGCGCCGCGAGCGTATGCTGGCAGCTTGCCCTTTGTGGCGATGAAGTCAGCCAGCACGAGCTCGCTGTACAGGTTGCCCGATCCGACCTGCAGGCCGGCGATGTTGGCGATCGTGCCGGAGAGTCCCTTGAGCTTCTCACGCACGCCGGTGATGCCGCCGTAGGCGGATGTACCGTCACCGTTGAAACCAGCCTCGTCTTCCTTCTTGGCAAACTGGCGAGCTACCGATACTGCGAACTGAGCGCCAAGGTCGATCGAGGCGTCAGCGTTCAGCTCGTCGGAAACAACAGCCAAGGCGTAGAGCTTCTTGGCGTTCAGCGTCACGCCGTTGAAGGTCATATCCGACGGCGTCAGGGTTGCAGCTTCTGCGCCCCAGTAGCTCGTCATGTCGTCGCCCATTCGGTAGACGATCTTCTGGTCTGACGACATCGACTCGACACGCGTGTTGCGGCGGAAGACGCCGTAGGTCTCCTTTAGGTCGATGATGTAGCTCGACACCTCCTGAGGTACGAGGATGCCGCCGAGGGCGTCGTTGCTCTCGACGTGCGTCTTGTACTCGACGCCCATAGCCTCGAGGTCTTGCTTGGCAGCCTCGGAGCCCTTCATCGTGGCCTGGATGAACCGGCCCGTGATGAACTGCGACTTCTTTTCAGCTGGCAGCGACTCGGCGCGGTGACCCTTGACGGTCACCTTGACGTCGTTGGTTGCTGTTGGTGTTGCGGCTGCCTTCTCGGTAGCACGCTGCTTGCGGAGAGCCTCCGTAGCCTCGAGGTCGCCAAGTTGCGACTTCAGGGTCTTCAGCTCCTCGCCGATGGCCTTGATGGCCTGAACGTCGTCCATCGTCGGCTCGGACTTGGCGAGCAGGTTGTCCAGCTCGGAGCCCTTGGCGACGATGGCGTCGTTTACGGTTTGGATGGTCATTGGATTATTCCTTGGATTCGTAATGATTCGCGCAGCATCTCGCGTTCGATCATCGCCTTCTCGGTATCCTTCGGCTTGGGCCCTGCATTGTCGAGTAGGTTCGCGATGGTCTCCGATGCGCTCTGCAATGCATCAGCGACACCGCGTAACGTGTCGACGTTCTTAGATGACAGGGTCCGCCCTTCCTTCTCACGGATCGCCGCGCGTTCCTTCACCCTGTCGACCATCCGAAGCACCTCGTCACCGATGGCCTCGATATGGTCGTTCAGTCCGGACTTCGCACTGATGAGCCGTGTCTCGGGATTGGCGCCGTATAATACCGGCGAGGCTTCGTAGAGTGTTGCCTCTACAATCTCGCGGATGCCGCCGTTGTTCTGTTCTTCGTTGATGGAGAAGCCGATCGAGAACTCGTCGATGATGCCGGCCTTGATGTCGCTAAAGGCTTCGCGCCCGCGCTGTGTTTCGAGGTTGAACTGCATCTTCAGGCGAAGGCCGCCTAGGGTGCGGATCTGCTCGGGCAGGCCAGCATCGCCGGGCTGGAGTTCTTTGGCTTCTATCGTCTTGCCGACGGGAGCTCCCCAGTCGTGCATCCAGACGATCTTCGGAGCTTTGCGCTCGATGGACTTGGCGAAGGCTCCCGGCAGGATGCGGTCGCCGACGACGTCGACGTTGTTAAACACCGATACGACGGCGTCGACTATGCCCTCGTCAGGTGTGACCCCCTTGATGAGCAGCGGACACCCGCGGCGATCTTTGGTCATGGTTGGTTCCTAGGTTGTTGCGCGAAGCTATGGCGCATATTGACACCATAACCGAACAGTTACCGAACACCTACCGGCGACCCTCGCGGATCGCTCGCGTGTAGCACCGGCAGCGGACGGCGTTCTTGGCACTAAGGCCCGGCCCGGCTGGGTAGGGCGTCATCTCGCCGCCTACCGTGAACATGCCGTTGTCGTCCTCGTACTGCCCGCGTGCTTCGGCGTGGCTATCCCTAGCACCCGGCAAGGCTACCCACCGCCGGCGGATCTTCCGGGCCGGGTCTGGCTCGCGTTCGTTCAGCTTGCCGAACGTTGACTGTTGCGTGCGCCCTGCCGTCGCCGTTGCTGTCGTCCGTGCGATCGCCTCGGCGCGGCTCGACTTCAGGGTGGCGAACTGGTTGCGGAGTACCTCCTGCAGGACGCTAGGCTGCGAGCCGGCGTTCTGGCGTAGCGTCTCGCGCACCTCCTCGCGGATCGTGCCGATCGACTGGCTGATCTTCGCGCTCGACTCGTCGATGCCCGACTGCCGCACGACTTGGTAGTCGTCGCCCAGGTCAGGCACGGCAGCGCTGACATCCGACAGGCTCAAGGCGATGACGTCGGCGACCATCTCGGCACGCGCCGAAGCGGTAGCCGTGAGGAACACCTGCTCCCATTCTTCCCAGTTGATCTCATCGCCTAGCGCCTTGACTTGCGTCTTGACAACGCCCACGACAGCGTCCTCCAGCTCGTCGATAGCCCGCACAAGCTGCCGCGAGATGATCGCGGTATAGTCCTCCGTCACGTCGTCGATGGCCTTGACCCATACCTCGTCGCTGTCGTCGAGCATCGGGTTGTTCTTTGTGATCACATCGGCAGGGGCTGCCAAGGTTACCGGCGCAGGTAGCGATGCTGCCGCGCTCGTCACGTCGCCGCCGTCCAGCGGCTCAAGACCCAACACCGCCCGCGCCTCATTCTGGGTTGCCACTCCTGCCGTGTACGCCGCGACGATCTGATCGCGTGCCATGTCCGGATCAGGCTGCAGCGATTGCACGAACGTCAGGTCGAACTCCAGCTGGAGGTCGGGGTATTCTTGCGCAAAGCCTTTCATCACCTGGCTTGCGACCATGTCCCAGAATGGGACGCGGCTGTAGCTTGTGAAGTCACGGCTGGCCTGCTCGAAGTTGGCGTACGTGCTAGCACTCAAGCCCGCCGCCGTCATCGCGACGATAGGGTGGACACGGTACACGCTACAGATGTTCGCCTCGAACGACGTCGTCAGCTCCTCGACGGCCAGCTGCTGCATG